ATAAGGCAAAATCTAACCTTATAAAAGAGGATAAGGGAGGAGGGCCTTTGGAAGAAAGTTTAAGTTATAAAGTTAACGTAAGTAAAAACAGTTTTCAAGTTGATATATACGCAGAGAAATATTGGAAATATGTAGATTATGGAGTTAAAGGAGTTGGAGGCAGTAAAGCAAATGGCGATAATTGGAAAGTAAAAAGAGTAACAAATAATAAGTTTAAGTATAAAGATAAAATGCCACCTACAAAAGTGTTTAATGGCTGGTCAATAAAAAAAGGAATAGCACCAAGAAATAAAAAAGGGCAATTTACAACACGAAAAGGATTGATGTTTGCACTGGCAAAATCAGTTTATCATACTGGAATTAAAACAACCGATTTTTTAACAGAGCCGTTTAATAATGAATATAAAAATTTTCCAGATGAAGTCGTTGAAATTTATGGTTTGACAGTAGAAAATTTATTAAAAACAACAATAATAAGTAAGAAATGATTAAGAGTTTAAGTCCCTATTATGTAACGACTCCTTGGACAGATCCGACAACTGGTTTCGTTTGTTCTAGTTACACAATGCTAATATATATTTGGAATGGAAATAAAAACAATTCACCAACTGCAACTTATCAGTTTACAAAGAAAAATGTAGCTGGAGAAACTGGAGACGACAAAGTTGATATTGCTAGGTTAGTTTCAGATTATATTGATTTTACTCCAAAGGATATAACCACAACATCAATAGTTGACGGAGACAATCAAATGTGGGTAAAACATAGCGTTTATTATAATGGCATTGTAATACCTCAACAAGAGGCGACAGACATAATGAGTCTTGCTTATAGCTGGGGAGACGAGGGCGAAAATGTTACTACTATTGAAAATAATATTTTGATTAGACCATTGGAATATTTAACCAGCAGACAAAGTATGTTTATTGTTCCTTTATTATCTCCAAATAAAACAGAGGTTGTCACAATAATAAGTGAGCCAAATGGGGAAATAAACACCAGCTTTAATATTGGCGAAACTCTTGCAAGTAGCGAAGTAGTACAATATTTATTTATAAGAGTTGCAGACGCTCCAACAGACGAGCTAATAAACATATATTTTAACAATAAAACTGTTACTTTATTTCCAGTTGAGGATTGCAAATATGAGCCGTTAGATATATACTTTCAAAACAAAGAGGGAGCAGAGCAGATATATACTTTTTTTAAAGAGAGAACAGTTAGCTTTACAACAACAGACGAAGAATATCAAAGCAGTCAAGGTCAAGCAAAAAACGGCAAACATCAATTTGTTAGATACAACGTAAACGGCAGAGAAAGTCTGGACGTAAATACTGGTTTTATAGACGAAGAAATGAATATTGTTTTGACTGAATTATTGCTATCGGAGAAAATATGGTATAAAGAAAATAATAATCTTATACCATTGAATATCGAAAGTAAAAATATGACTTATAAGACACGCCAAAAAGATAGGTTAGTAGATTATAATATTAAATTTAAAAAGAGTTATAATCTTGTAAATAATCAATAATAAATGAGGTCAGATATTTACATCGGAGGAACAAAGGTAGACCAATTTAAAGACGAGTCAGCAACAGTTGTTTCAAATGTTTTAGATATTTCTAATATAGAGAAGAATTTAGGCGACTATTCCAAGACTTTTACAGTACCAGCTAGTAAGAATAACAATTTATTATTTAAACATTGGTATAACGCTAATATTGACAATCAGTTTGACGCCAGAGTAAAAGTTAACGGAAGAATTGACATTGACGGAATGCCATTTAGAATTGGTGCTTTTAGATTAGACAAAGTAAATGTTAAAAATCAAAAAGTAAGTAGCTATACAATTAACTTTTTTGGAAACTTTGTATCGTTAAAAGATATACTAGGAGAAGACGAATTAAGTGATTTAACTTTTTTAGATAATTTTAGTCACGATTTTACTTATGATAAGGTTAGGCAAGGTTTACAAGGCTCTTTATTTGAGGGCGATGTTAAATATACTTTAGCGTCTGGCAAAAGATATTATTATAATTCTAATAATTCACTTGAGGAAACAGACCAAATTTCTAATATAGATTGGGACGGAATTTCTGGAGGCAATTCGAGTAACGGAGTTAATTATCAAGATTTAAGACCAAGTATAAAAATAAAAAGAATATTACAAGGGATAGAGTTAAAATATGGAGTTAATCAACTTGTAAAATTAGATATTACAAATCCTACAACCTCAAATGGTAATTGTAAAATAACATTAAATGGACTTGTATATATAATTCCAGTAACTAGCCAGTTTAGTTCAGCAGAAGTAAATGCTATTCAAATAAAAAATTATTTTGAAGATACTAACAATACAGATTATAGAGTAATAAGAAGTGGAGCAACTCTATTTTTTCTTGCTCTTAATCAAGGTTTGCAAAGTGATCCAATATTTGACAATTTTACTGCAACAAATATGACTGCAAATTTCACAGTTATAAGATACGGAGTAGAGAATGAAAGTGGTATAATATTTACAAGAGATTTCTTTAGTACAGAAGAATTTCAGAATTTATATTTATGGTGCGACGACGACGCAACAGAGGGAGTAGGTCAAGTTTTTAGAAAAGTAGATTTTACAACCTCAACAAATCCAAATATAAGTACAGTTACAAACGACGGAGTTTTTACGCTAAATGCTGGAGATACTATAACTTTAAAATTTAGTGCTCAAAGAGATTTTCCACCAGTACCAACACCAACTACAAATACAAATAATTATAAACCAATAAGAATAAGATGTTATGTAAATAATGAATTGTTTGCAGAAAAAAGTACAAGTTTTGGCTGGAGTTTCTGGTCGTTTAATAGTGCTTTATACGAGAGAAAAGCATTTTTAAATACTCAATTTACTGCAATTGAAAGTGGCGATTATACAGTATTTTATGAGATTGTTACAAACGCAACTGACATAGAACAAGTAAAATTTCTTCCAACTGGAGACGGAGCTGGAACTGGATTTGCAACTGGTTTGGGAGCGTCAAATAACGCTTTTCCAAATTTTGAGTTTACTAAAAATATGCCAGAGATAAAAATTATAGATTTTCTCAAAGGCTTATTCGATATGTTTAAATTGGTAGTAATTGCACAAGACGACGGACAATTATACGTAAACACTTTAAATAATTATTATCAAGAGGGCGTTAACTACGATTTAACGAACTATATTAATTTTGATACATACGACGCCAAAAGAGGAGAGTTATTAAAGGAAATCGAATTTAAGACAGTATCTCCGACAACAAGTTTAGCTATTCAGTTTAAAGAAAATAATAATACACCATACGGAGAGGAGAAAGTTAACTTAACAGATGCAAACGGAAAACCATTAGACGGAGGTACTCTAAAAGTAGAAACACCATTTGAGCAACCAGTTTATGAAAGATTAATTGACCAGAATGGAGGAGATTTACAACCTCTACAAGTTGCTGGAATTTATGACCGAGATTTAAACCCAGTAAATCCAGCACCAATATTACATTATATACATAATTTATCAATGGGAGCTAATACTTCTATAAAAATGCGTGACGAAGACGGAGTTGGTTTTCAGCTACTTGGTACAATAAATAATATATCGAGCGATTTTCCTCTTGAACAACCAAGCTATTCAGTTTTATTTGGCAGTGAATTTTCCACTTGGGATAGTGCTTTGGTAACAAATACACTTTATCAAAACCATTGGTCAGAATATATCAGTAATATATTTAATATTAAACGAAGAATTTGGAATTATACTGCAAAAGATTTGCCTTTAAATATTATTAATAATTTAAAGTTAAATGACGTTATAAAAATTAGAGATAATCAATACAGAATAAATAAATTTACTGTTGATTTACTAAATGGAAATACAACTTTTGAACTGATAAATGCTTTTGATACAATAGTTATCCAAATGCCAGAATTAGTACAACTTACAAGTGACCAGCAAACTTTAATATATGAAGTTGCAAATTTACAATTATACACAATAGCCAAAATCGACAATGGCTCTGGTACATCTTGGATATCAATTCCAACTGCTCATTGGTCAAAGTTTCCAAATCAATTACGATTAAATATTTCTCAAAATACCTCTGGAGTTACGAGGAGTATGTTTATAACAATAACAAACACAAACGGAGAAGAATTACAAAGAACATTAATTACACAAGCTGGATAATATGATTGCAGAAATAATAAATACATTGAGACAAAACGATTTTTATGGTGCTGGAGAAAACACTGAAATCGCAAAAGGAAAAAATGAAATGATTACCTCGTTAAAAGGGTTGAATAGAAAAATTAGGAGAATATGGCAATCGAGAAAGTAATTGATATAAAAGTTGACGTTGCACAAGCAGAAAAAAACGTTGAAGAATTAAATAAGTCTTTTGAGTTACAAGAAAAATTAGTCAATGACCTTGAAAAAGAAATTTTTGAATATGAGAAAATTTTAAATAAAACAAGCAAGACCAATTTAGCTGGTAGAAAAAAGGTTAATGACGCAATAAAAGAGTCTAAATTTAGATTAAAAGAAGAAAAACAAGGACTCAAAGAAGTAACAAAAGACAGAAAAAAAGCAAATGAAGAATTAAAAGAGGCTACTAAAAATCAAAAAGACTATTCTGGCGTTGTTGGAAAATTAGATAGCTTAACTGGAGGAGCAATTTCTGGAATTAAAAATATGATTAAGGCAGTTAGTGGAGCGACTAAAGGTTTTAATCTTTTAAAAGTTGCTATTATAGGAACTGGAATTGGTGCTTTGGTTATTGGAATAATGGCAGTTGTTCAAGCTTTTAAATCTAGTGAGGCTGGACAAAATAAGTTTAAAAAACTTATGGGTTTGATTGGCGTTGTAGTTGGAAACTTAACTGACATTCTCGCTAATTTAGGAGAGGGAATAATTGAAGTTTTTACAAATCCAGTAGAAAGTATAAAAAAATTAAAAGATGCCATAGTTGAAAACATTACAAACAGAATAGAGGCTTTAATTGATACGTTTGGTTTTTTAGGTAGTGCAATTAAAAAAGTATTTCAAGGCGATTTTACTGGTGCAATGGAAGATGCAAAAAACTCGGCAAGTAGTTTTATTGATGTGCATACTGGAGTCAAAAACACAATTGATAAAAGCAAAGACGCTCTCGCTGGTTTTATAGAGGAGCAAAAAAAGGAATTAAAAATAGCTAGTCAAATAGCAGACCAAAGAGCAAAGGCAGATAAAATTGAAAGACAGTTATTAATTGACCGAGCCAATGCAGATAGAACAAGAGCCGAGTTACTAGAAAAAGCAGTTGACAAAGAGAAGTTTTCAGCAAAAGAAAGAATTGCGTTTTTAGAAGAGGCTGGAAGAATAGAGGCTGAAATTACTGATAAAGAAATTGCAGTTGCTAAAATAAGATTACAAACTAAACAACAAGAAAACGCATTAAGCAAATCTACAAAAGAGGACTTGCAAGAGGAGGCTCAACTAAAAGCAGATTTAATAAATTTAGAAACTTCAAAATTAAATAAGCAAAAAAGAGTAACCACACAACTAACAACTGCGAGGAGAGAAGAACAAGCAGATAAAGACGCAGACGTTAAAAAAGAAGAAGACCGATTACAAAAAATTTCTGATTTTAGAAATAATATTTTAAAAAAGGACGAGGAATTATATGCTACAACAGAGGAGGAAAAATTACAATTACAAAGAGAAAGAGCAGAGCAAGATTTAGAAAATTTAATTGGAACAGAAACAGAAAAAGAGGAGGCAAAACTTGCTTTAAAAGAGTATTACGATGAGTTAGAATTACAGTTAGAAAATAAGACATTAAAAAAACAAGAGGAGGAAAGTAAAAAAACAAAAGAGCAAGAAACAAAAGACGCAGAGAGTTTAAAAGATGCAAGAATACAATATGCAAGTGAAACGCTTGGTAATTTAGGAGCATTAGCAGAGGAGGGAAGTGCATTAGCTAAAGGCGTTGCAGTAGCACAAGCAACAATGAATACTTACGAGGGTATAACGTCAGCTTTGAGTGCAAAAGTGCCGTTTCCAGAGCCGTTTGCTCAAGCATTAAGAGTAGCTAATTCTATTGCTATTGGAGTTATGGGTTTAAAGAATGTTCAAAAAATATTGCAGACAAAACCAATAGAAAAACAAGCACCAAGTATTGACAGAGGAGGAGGAGGAGGAGCACCAGCACCACCAAGTTTTAATCTAGTCGAGGGAAGTGCTGACAATCAGATTGCAAATAGTCTAAATGACCAGAGTCAGCAACCAGTCAAAGCATTTGTTGTGACAAGTGACGTGACTTCTGGACAAGAAATGGACAGAAATATTATCGAGAATAGTAGTTTATAACTTTTTTATTATATTAGCAAAGTAATTTTTTGAATAGATTTAGTTTTTAAACCTCAAGCGTTGGGAAGTGCTTGGGGTTTTTTTATTACAAAACTGTAACAATAATCTTTTTTATTTATTATTAGGTTATGAAAACATATAGTGCAAATTTCAAAAAAAATTCTAAAGGCGTTTTCGCAATTTCATTAGTTGACGATCCAGCAACACAAGAACACTTTATTGCAATGTCCAAGCCACAAGAGATAAGACTGGCAGATGTAGATAAGGAGCAACGTATTGTAATGGGTTTAGTATTACAACCAGACCAATTAATTTACCGAAATCAAGGAGGTCAAGAGTTTAATATCTATTTTAGTGCTGAAACAATAAAAGAATTATCGCAAAACTTTTTACAAAGTGGTTTCCAATTAAATAGCAAATTAGAACATAACGAGTCAATCGAGGGCGTTAGTTTTGTTGAAAGCTGGTTAGTTGAAAACCCTAAAATTGACAAGTCTTACAACTTTGGTTTTGAATATCCAAAGGGCAGTTGGATTGCTACAATGAAAGTGGACAATGACGAAATTTGGAACAACTACGTTAAGACTGGAAAAGTAAACGGCTTTTCAGTAGATGCAATGGTAGATTTGCAAGAAATTGAAATGTCAAATAATAATTTAAAGACAGAAGAAATGTCAAAGGAAAAAAAATCATTATTGAGCCAAATGGAAGTTTGGTTTACAGAAAACATTTTGACTAAAAAAACTGAAAAGGTTGAAATGGGAGAAGTTAGAAGTGGCGAAATTGTAATCACTTATGACGGAGAAGAATTGGAAGTTGGTATGCCAGTATTCGTAATGAGCGACGAGGAGCGTATTATCTTACCAGACGGAGACTATCCAACAGAAATGGGGTTAGTAATAGTAAATGACGGAGTAGTATCGGAAATCAGAGCAGAGGGCGACGAAGAAGTTGACAAAGAAGTTGGAGAAGAAGAAAGCGATGAAGAACTTGGATATGGTGGAGAAGACGATATGAAAAAGAAAAAGAAAAAAGAAATGTTAAATGACGATGTAGTAAATGCTATTAAATCAATTTTGGTTAAGTATTCAGAAGATATGGACGCTAAACTTGAAGAAAAATTTAACAATTTCTCGACTGAATTGACTTCTTTAAAAGAAGAAAATGCGAAACTAAAAAGTGAAGTTACTGAATTGAGCAATCAACCAGCATCAAAACCGATAGTTTCAAAACCAGCTACTCAAAAAGTGGCATTAACACGAAAAGGGCGTTTAAGACAAGCAATTGACAACGCAAAAAATTAATTAATAAAAAGAACATTTAAAATGGAAAATGTAAATTTAGCAACCACTGTAACAGTAGCGTCAAATTACGCTGGAAAAGTTGCTGGTGGTATTATCGGTTGTGCTTTTAAAGAGGCTGACACACTACGTTTAGGCTTACTTACAGTAGCAGAAAACGTAAATTACAAATTGAACTTGAGAAAAATCGCTTATACAAGTGGTTTAACTGATTACACTTGTGGCTTTACTCCAGCTGGAGCAGTTACTTTATCAGAAAAAGTATTGGAGATTAAAAAAATAATGAATCCAATCCAAGTATGTAAAGAAGATTTTAGACAAACTTGGTCAGAAGATCAAATGGGAGCATCGGCATCAAATCCAAATGAGCCAACAGAAATTTTAGACGCTATTCAAACAGAAATGTTAGAGAGTACGGCTGAACAAGTTGACAATGACATTTGGAATGGAGACGGAGCAGTTGACGGACAGTTTGGAGGTCTTATTGCACAGTTTGACGCTGACGGAGACGTTATCAAAGCTGGAAACGGAATTGTTTCTGGTGGAGCACCAATTACAGAGGCAAACGTTGAGGCTGAACTTAAAAAAGTTTTAGAGGCAGTACCAGTAGCAATCAGAAGAAAAAATCTTACTGTTGCAGTTTCTCCAGACGTATTTCAAGCATACTCTTTTTACCTAGTGTCTAAAGGAATTGCAAATAACGGAGACGCAGAAGAAAAACAAGCACGTTTTGGACGTTACACTTTAACAGAAGTTAATGGTTTAGCTGACAATACAATTGTTGTTTTTGCCAAAGAAAACGTAGTATTTGCGACTGGCTTACAAGCTGATTTCAATGAAATTTCTTTAGTAGACGAAGATAGCATCGGACTATTAACTGGACAGATAAGAGGAAAAATGGTTTATGGAGCGTCAGTAGGTTACTATTGTAGTGGAGAAATCGTTTGGTATTTAAGTACATCAGCATAATTATTAACCGACTGATTATCAGTCACTTAAAAAATAAAATACAATGAGTTGTGATATTAGCCAAGGCAGATTGCGTTCGTGCAAAGACGGATTGGGAGGTAACTCCGTATTATATTTATATAATGGATTGAAAGATGCTTTCACTGTTACAAGTGGAGAGGCAACTTCAATTAATGCTGGACTAACAGAGGTTTACAAATTTGAATTAGAGGGAGATTTAAATACTCTTGAACAATCTCAAGTTGGAGACCGAAATACTGGAACAGAAGTTAACACTCAAACATTAACAATTTCACTAAAGAAAATTGATGCGTCAACAAACGCACAGTTTAATTTATTAGTAGCTGGATACCCACAAGCAGTTGTGGTTGACAGAAACGGAAATTGGCATTGTTTAGCGTTAGACGACGGAATGGATTTTACAGTTGTTTCAACTACTGGAGGAGCAAAAACCGATATGAATGGATATACCTTAACTGGTGTAGCTACGACTAGAGATTTAGCTCCATTAATGGATAGTGCGACACAAACTGCATTTGAGTCATTAGTAGTGTAATTATATAAATAATAATTGACCAAAAAAACCCTATTCAGAAATGTTTAGGGTTTTTTTTATAACAAAAATCACTTTTTTTTATTATTAAGTTATGGTAATAAATCCAAACAATTTAACGCATACAATTAGAGTTGTTCCAAGATACTATACAACAGATACAATCAATTTATTTTTGTATAACGAGGCTACTCAAGAAACGAGTAATCCTAATGCGACTTACTCTAATTCAGATATATATACTGAAATCACTTTTGATTTTACATTTACGGAAAGTGATAAACATCAAATCAAAATATTAGATAGTAACGATGAGATCGTTTATCGAGGTTTAAGTATTGCAACAAGTCAAGAGCCACAAGAGTATTTAATTACAAAAAATGCGTATTATTATTAAGATATGGACATAAAATTAATAACATTATCAAATTACGTTAGACCAAAGGTTGTAGAAAACAAATCCAGAGGCTATGTTTTAAACGGACACCATAATAGCTTTTATCAGTATATCATTGACAGAAATAACGGAAGTCCAACAAATTCTTCAATAAACAAAACATATAACAGTCTAATTTATGGAGGTGGCTTAACTTACAAGAATGGAAGATACGGAGTTAATGACTGGGCGAAATTACAAACAGTATTAAGACCAAATGACGTTAGAAAAATGGTTGCAGACTTTCAAGTATTTGGAGAGTTTGCGTGTCAAGTGATCCAAACAAAAGGAGGCGATATTTCAAGCATAAGACATATTCCAAAACAAATGGTTGTGCCTAGTATTTGTAATGAAGATTATGAGATTGATAGTTATTGGTATTCTAGGAACTGGAGAAAATTAAATCAAAATCCACCAGAGCAATTTCCAGCTTTTGGATATGACGCAAATTCTCCAATAAGTATTTTTGTTGGAAGTCCATATACAGTTGGAGATGTATATTTTGCAACACCAGATTATTTGGCTGGAATGCCTTATTGCGAATTTGAGGAGGAACTGGCAAATCTAAATATAAACTCAATTAAAAATGGTTTAAGTGCTGGATATATAATAAATGTACCAAACGGAAAATCACTTACGCCACAAGAAAAAGACGATTTCGAAAGACAAGTAAGAAATCGACTAACTAGAACACCAAACGCATCGCAGTTTATTTTAAGTTTTAATGGTGCTGACGTTGAAATAACAGTTACGCCATTACCTCAAAATTCTGCTATACACAAACAATGGGATTGGTTAAGTGGAGAGGCTAAAAATCAGATTATGACTTCTCACAGAGTTATTTCTCCTAGTATAATTGGTTTAAGCACGTCAAGTGGCTTTAGTAGTGTTGCAGAAGAAATGGATATGGCAGAGCGTCAAATGGTAAAACGTGTTATTCAGCCTAAAAAAGATTTTATGACTGAAAGTTTTGAGCATATAATTTCACAATTCGGAATGAATTTAGACCTTATGTTTAAGCCGTTAACCGAAGATAAATTAAAAGAAAGTAGCGAGGAGAACAATACTGATATTGGTCTAAAAAAAAAAGATAGCATTGATGAGTTTATAGAAATGGGAGAAGAAAGTCTTGACGGATATGTTCCTATTGATGCAAGACGATGCGAGGAGATTACTTTAACAGAGGCAGTCCTTGACGATTATCTTCTGGAAATGTCAAGACCACCAAAAGCAACACCAGAAAAAAGAAGTAAACAAGACACAAGTTTATTTCAAGTTAGATACCGATACGCTGGAGCACCAAGCCAAAGTAATCAAAGAGAGTTTTGTACTCAAGTATTAAATGCAAATCGATTTTATAGAGCAGAAGATTTAAACAAAAAATCAACTGCTAATTCAAAGTTTGCTCCAAGTGGAGAAACTTCATATAATATTTTTCTTTATAAAGGTGGTGTTAATTGCAAACATTGGTGGGAAAGAGTTATTTTCCTAAAAGAAGATAACCAGAGAATATCAGTAAACAAGGCAGTTAAAATGATACTGGAATTAGAGCCAAGCGAAAGAGCAGATGCTAAATGGAAAACAAACCCAAAACCAGTATCACAAATTGCAGAGCAACAAAATAATTACTGGAGTCTAACACCAAATTATCGTGATAGTGGAGTAACGCCACAAAGAATGGCTAAAGATGTTGAGGTTGAATTTGAAAGTTATAATGACTATCCAGAAAGTGCTAAAAATAATGCTCAAAAAGTTTTAGACTGGAGAGAAAAATACGGAAGTGAAGTAAAGGGAATGACAAGAGTTGGCTGGGTACGTGCAAACCAATTAGCAAAGGGCAGAAATATTAGCCGTTCAACAATTGCGAGAATGTCAGCATTTCAAAGACACAAAAAAAACTCGGAAGTTTCTGCTGAAAATAAATCGACTCCTTGGAAAGACAAAGGCTATGTTGCTTGGTTAGGTTGGGGAGGTACTTCTGGCATCAACTGGGCGTCAAAGAAATTAAAACAAATAGATAAAAAATAGACAAATGGCAGAGTTTTTATTTGTAACACCACAAGAAATCGCAAAGACCACCATACTAGGAGGTAATGTTGACATTGATAAATATGTTTTCTGTATCGCTAACACTCAAATAACGATAATAGAGGCTCTTTTAGGCACAGAATTATATAATTATATACTAACTAATGCCGAAAACAATACACTCGCTGGAAAGTACCTTACATTGTATAATAACTATGTAAAACCAATAACTAAAAACCAAGCTTTAGCGTCTTATATAGAAATTTCTCCTTTTACGATAGCCAATGGAGGTGCTTTTAAATATACTCCAGAGAATACACAATTAATGGACAAAGACGATATTGTAATGTTGAGTCAAAAATATTCTGGATTGGCTGATATGTATATTATCAGATTTGAAAAGTGGATATGTAAAAACCCATTGCCAGAATATAAAGTTTGTCAAGAAGAAGTTGACGCAGAAAAAAAGATGCGAACAATTGGAGGCTGGTATTTTGGTAATTCAAATAATTATAACACAAAATTGAATAATAATAATTTATTAGACGATTGTAATTTAGGTTGCGATGAGTAATTGTGATATTTCAAATATAGAAGATAGGATTTGTAAAAATTTACAAGGAGGAATTGATACAATTTATTTATTTCCTTTTGTTAAATATTCAAGGTCACAAATAAAAACTTTAGGACAAAAATTAGTCCAGTTTCCAACGACTTTTATTTACACTTACTTTAGTCAAGTTTCAGATTTTAGCGAGAATACAAGTATTGAAAGAGGGAATGTGACTTGGACACAGACTTTAAATTTTGAGTTGCTTAAAACTTACGAGGGGAGCGAGGCTTATAAACTTGTAAATAAAGATTACAGAGCAATTTTTATTGATAGAGTTGGTAATATTAGAATAATTGGATTGTATAATGGTTGCGAGGCTACTGTTACCGACACAACTGGTAGCGATAAATCAAGTGCAAATAGTTATCAGATTACAATAACGGCTAAAGAAGATAATCAAGCGTATTATATTGACGCTTTAGATCCAATGTTTCCTATTGATTACGAAAAGAATTATATATTTAACGATGTAGATAAGAATTTTATATTTAACGGACTACCTTTAACAAACTACATATTTAACGATTAAAAAATGGCATTAGACAACGAAAAATTAACGGAAAGACCAGCATTAACAAATTCTCAAGATACTGATATAATTCACGTAGTAAGAGGGAATTTTAGTTATCAAAAAGAGGCACAAAATTTTAACGCTGGAAGTATATCCTCTTTAAATGATGTTGGAGACGTAAGTGTTGCTGGAACTCCAGATGATTACTATTTAAAATGGAATGGCTCACAATGGGTAGCACAACCAATTTTATTAGAAGATTTATTGGACGTTGTTATTGACGAAAATACTATTGCTGACGGACAAGTAATTGCTTATGATAGTACTAATGAAATATGGCAAAATATAGATATTCCAACTGGTGCAACTGAATTAAACGATTTAACAGATGTAAACGCTACTTCTCCACAAAACGGAAATATTTTAAGATATGACTCTACTACTGCGAAATGGGTTTCTAATAGTTTGGAGATTTCAGAAATTGACGATGTTGTTATAGACGGAAATACTTTAGCAGACGGACAAGTTTTAGTTTATGATAGTACTGAAGAAGAATGGGTAAATGGAGAGGCTGGTGTAACAGTCGGAGGAGCAGATACACAAGTCCAATATAATGATAACGGCTCTTTAGGTGCTGGAGCATTTTTTACGACTGACAAATCAAGCAAAATAGAGGTTACTAACGAAATTGGTATTTTAGGAGACGGAGCTACTAAACAAGGTATTCTAAAACTATATTGCGAAAATGGTAATGCTCACTATGTAGGAATAAAAGGACCAAATCATTTAGGAGGCAATACTTACGAATTACAACTTCCAAATGCTTTGCCAAATGTAAGTAATCAAATATTAGAGTCAAACGAAAATGGAGAATTAAGTTGGATAAATACTCCTTCTGCTGGAGTAGATGAATTTATTGACTTAACAGATACACCAGCAACTTATACTTGTCAAAGTGGAAAAAATGTTAAGGTTGATTATTCACTTAACCCACAACAACTAATTTTTACTCCAGATTATATGGATTTTGCTTGTAGTGATGAAACAAGTGATCTTGCAACTGGGAGAGTTTTTACAATGATTTGCAATAGAGTTTATCCTTATGTTTCGGCAGTCGAGTTTTCAGTAACTAGTGCTCCAACTGGTGCAAATTTAGAATTTGACGTTGAACTAAACGGCACAAGTATTTACCAAACAACACCAAGTATTGACGCTGGAGAAAAACTTACTGCTACTGCATCAACACAACAAGTAATAACTGGACTAAATGTTAGTTATGCAATTGGAGACGAATTAAGAGTAATTATAACACAAGTTGGAAGTACAAATGCTGGAGCTGGTCTAAAAGCTACAATGGTTTATAACGATAGAATATGTGTTTAAAATAAAATAATATTATGCATTTTATAAATTCTTATAGATACGTTCAGCCAATAGTTGCTGGAGGATTTGAAACACGTTGGACGACAACAAGTGTAAATGAAGTAATTGAATTGCCTTATAAGTCTAACGGAGTTTATTCTGGAACTATTGATTGGGGAGACGGAAGTACACCAGTAGCAAATACTTACGCAAATAGGTCACATACTTACGCAACGGCTGGAGATTATAATATAATAATTGACGGAGAATGTTCAATATTCGACACACAATCAAACACTACTTCACGAAATAAATTAAAAGAAGTTTTAGGTTTTGGAACTTATACCTTTTCAGTATTGCGAATGCGACAATGTTCAAATCTTATAGGTGGTCCGAATTGTAGAGATACGCCAATTATTAATAGTACTGATGCTGGATTTATGTTCTATAATAATCTGAATATGATTACTTTTCAGTATATAGAAGATTGGGATTGGACAAACATTCCAAATCCTTTTTGGGCGTTTATGAATTGTCAACAATTTACTGGAGATTTGAGTAATTGGGATATGAGCAATTGCTTAAATATTTCTTATATGTTTTATAATTGTTATGCCTTAGATTTTGATGCGAGTAATTGGGATTTGTCAAATGCTACTAGAGTAAATCAATCGTTTTCTGGTATGTTGTTAAATTTTAATAGTGATATACCTTGGGATTTAACAAGCGTAACAAATCAAGGATATTCTCTTTTTTATAATTCTCAACAATTTAACGGAGATTTAACTGGAATGAACACAAGCACAATGACAAGAATGGACAATATGTTTTCAAGAACAAGTTTTAATAATTCTAGTATTAATAATTTAGATGTAAGCAGTAATCAAAATTTTCAAAATATGTTCGGAGACATTCATATTGTAAGTGGCGTATCATTTAATCAAGACTTAACAAATTGGAATACTTCTAGTGCAACGAATATGGAAAAAATGTTTAAAGGCAATGATGATTTTAATGCCGATATAACTGGTTTTGATACTGGACTTGTTACAAATATGTCAGAAATGTTTTCGACTTGTTACAATTTTAATCGTGATATTTCTGGCTGGAATGTTTCTAATGTCGATGATTTTGACAGAATGTTTTATAGTGCTGACTCTTTTAATCAAGATATAACTCTTTGGAATACTTCTAGTGCAACAAATATGTATCGAATGTTTTATAATTGTAATGATTTTGACCAAGATATTGGAGAATGGGACGTTTCAAATGTTACTAATATGGAAAGTATGTTTCAACGTGCTACTGATTTTAACCAAGATTTGAGCAAATGGGATTTATCTTCAATTACCAATATGGCTAGTTTTATGGCTCAAAGAACACACTTGCAATTTAGTGCAGTAAATTATGACAGAGTATTATTTGCTTGTGAACAAGGAGGACAATTAAATGTGACTCTAGGAATGGGAACAATTAAATATACAACAGTTGGACAAACTTTAAGAAATACATTAGTTTCAAGAGGCTGGACAATAACAGACGGAGGATTAGTATAAAAAAATAATTATGGCAAACTCAATAGAATATCCAACGGAAACAAAATGGTTTATAACTTACAATGACGAAGAAGTTATTATGAGTTGGGGAGAAGTTACTCCAGATGAAACAATGACAACTGGACAACCAGTTTTAACAACTTTTGATAACGAGGAGGATTGGTCAGAGGTTTTAATTGAAAACGGAATAAATCCTTATCCAGAGCCAGAAGATGAAGAAGATGAAGAACCAGTACCACCAAACCCAGACGATTTTGAGGAGTAAAATTTTATTAGTAACTGTATTGTTATCAATGATAATAATTGCAATGATTATGGCAAGTAATGGAAAATAAAAACCCTAAATTAATAAAAAACGGAGGCAAAGGCACAAACGTTGGAAACGCTTTGCGTTGGTTAGCAATGACTGGAAAAAAGGTTGCTCCAGAACTTTTAGAATTAGCTGGAGAAATTACTGGCGTTCAAGGTTTGGCTAAATTAGGGAATGCGATTAGAAGTGACAAAGATCTAAAAAATGCAGATAAAGAATTGTTGCTACTTGAAATGGAAAACGATATGATAGAAATGGTCGAAATGACCAAGAGGTTAAAAATCGACAATGAGCATACAATTACAAGACTTATCAGACCAGTTACATTTGGTTGTATGTTTATCTTATTTCTTTCAATGGTATTTTTTGACGGCAACATTGGTAGCTTTAAAATAAATCCTTTATACATTCCAGTAATACAATCTTTATTCGGAACAATGACTATATTTTATTTTGGAAGTCGAGGCATTGAAAAGGTTATGAAAACAATTAAAAAAAGTGATTAAAGAAAAAAAATATAAAATGAATATTACAGATATTAAAATGGCTATACTCGGCACGTTGGGTTTATATATAAATTTAAGTGGATTTAATACCTTTATTGCGACACTTACTGGAGTTGTAATACTTGGATATACAATTTCACGTTGGTACTATCTAATCAAAGAAAATAACAAGTCAAAAAAAAAGAAAAAATAAACGATATTGTTTACTAACAATTTATTATGTCAGAGCAAAATCGAAATACAACAAGATTAAGATTAAAACAAGACGAAGTCGATATTATCCAAGAGTATCGAGGTTTAAAACAAGTAGCTGAACAAAGTGGCGTACATATTGACGATGTGAAACACGCTTGGCTCAAAAGCGACAACGCAAGTTTATTTGTAAAAAACCCAAATTTTCAATCAGCAAAAAGAAATAAATTTGTTGAAGATTTAATCAAAGAATTAAACAACTATTCTCCACAATATCCAGAAATAAAAAGAGAAAAATCTAAAGCTGGACATTTAATGGTTTTAGATCCAGCAGACATTCACATTGGAAAATTATGTACTAGATTAGAAACTGGACAAGAGTATAACTCCCAAATAGCCGTTAAACGAGTTTTAAAGGGTGTTAGAGGCGTTTTAAAGTCTTCCAATGGGTTTGATATAGATAAGATAAATTTTATCGCTGGAAACGATATTTTACATATTGATACTCCACATCGAAAAACTACTTCTGGAACTCCTCAAGATACGGACGGAATGTGGTATGAAAATTTCTTAATGGCTAAAAAGCTATATGTCGATGTTTTAGAGATATTATTATCAATCGCTGATGTTCATTTTACATTCAATCCAAGCAATCACGATTATATAAGTGGCTTTATGTTGTCACAAACTATTGAAAGCCATTTCAGACATTGCAAGAATATAACTTTTGATACTGGTATTGCTCACAGAAAATATTTTACCTATCACAATAACTTAATCGGAACAACTCACGGAGACGGAGCAAAGATTGGAGACTTGCCAAACTTAATGGCTCACGAAAGTAAAGATTGGAGCAACTGCAAAAAGCGTTATTTTTATACGCATCACGTCCACCATAAAACAAGCAA